CAAGAAATACGCTTTCCTTATCCGTAGAGCGGGGAAACCAACAACGTTCCGGACAAAGCGGAATTTCGAATCCGCATTGACCGAAGGAGTCTCAGGCTTCGCCTATGATACCTCACCTTACGAATACGGTGTTTCCACCGCTAGTAAGCTGGAGCGTAAGACAGAGTTGCGTTTAGTAATAAATGCAACTTTTGACTTTCCTCCTCCAGATGGTATTACCTTCAAGTCCTATAGATTTTGGGACGAGATAGGTGCTGTTCCCAGGCCCACGGATATCTATAACTTGATACCGTGGTCTTGGCTCCTTGATTGGTTTACGGGGCTTGGTAATTACGTCGAAGTAATCGACAACATTAACCGAGATCCCACGTTAATCAATTGGGGGATGATTACCGGCCTCACTAAGGGTCGGCTTATCACGAACTTCCAGTCGAAGACCGATGCTACGGACTTTTATTCCGAGGACTTTGTTGGAACTCATTCTGTTGTTACAACAGGAACGAATAACCATACATCTGTTCTCGATTACGAATGTCGTATTCGTAAGGATATGTCCGTAGCCCTTGCTGTGAACACTACTGCCAGACCGAATTTATCGGCCTATCAGCAGTCCATCCTCGGAGCGATTCTTGCTCAAAGGGTGGGAACCTTTACTCCCAGGACATTCCGTCCTGAGAGCTAATTCATTGACCACAAGGAGACGTTTATGCTTGTTGATCCAGTCACCATTGCTGCGAATTCCCCAACCCCGAGTCTTGTACTTCCTATAGTCAAGAATCAGGATTACGGGACAGTTCGTCTTGACGCCGTAAACGGGTTTACCGTTACGACGAAACATGACTATCTGAAGGGCGGAGGCGAAAAGCACTACATCCAAATGGTGCAGAGCAAAATCGCTGCCGATCCTTATTCTGATGCTAGTACGAAGCAGATTGCTTCGGTTAGCATGACTATCGTTGGTCCAAAGTACGGCTACACTTCTGCCCAATTGGTGGACGTCGTGGAGGCGCTTATGGATTATATCAACGATAGTGAGGTGACACCGGCACGTCTTGTAGCGTTTCAGTCATGACTGGCAACGGTTTTCCTACGTGGAAAGCCTTTGTACGGCATAACTTGACACGTCTATTTGACTTTGCCTTCGCTCTTCCAAACTTCATCGTGATAATGTTCTTTCTGATCATTATCATTTTGATTTTCAGAAGTGAGTTGGCTGGCCTCATTCCCATGAGGTCGCCGTAGGCCCTAATTAACTATAAAAGGGCCCGGAGAAACAACGTGACTCGGAATGGACTACCTTATAAGAAAGGAGTTACCATGAAAAGTCCGATTGCTCTCCTACTGTGTCTCTTGATTGATTTCAAGAGACTCAATCCTGGTGTGAAAGGCCTCGAGAGAGATAGTATCACTCTCGAGAAAAGGTTCGAAAACGAGGGCATTGGTTTCCTAACCAAGGCCTTACCGGCTTTTGCTGACGCCCTACTCTTGGGGTTATCAACAGGCCGATTCACCTGTCCTGATGGGTTCAAAAGACCCAAAGGGAAGTCAATCCCATGTTTATTTATGGGTATGACTTGTGAGGTTTTCGATCCGTTCACTGGGTTGCTTGTAGAATCACCAGATATTGGTGTACTCAAGTGCCTCTACGGCATATTGAAGTTCTACAAGAAAGCTCAAGTATCTGCGAAGGATGAAGAAACCCTTCATCAGAAAGCAGTGAACGAGTTTTATCAGTGTGATGAGCGTGCAAGTAGGGTAATCATACCCGACAGGCACGACCATCTCATTGGTCGTGTCAGTAAGATCCTTCTCAACTCCCTAAACTCAAAGGAAATCGAAAATGGAACTTATAAACACGGACCCGGTGCTGTATATGAAGGCTATAGAGCGAATGAAAAGTGGATCGCTCTACACGAGAGCACACAAAGATGTGGTCACGTGCTTCATGAATACGGAATCTGGGGGCCAGCTGATGATTTACTGGACTCCGGAAAACCGTACTCGCGTTCTCTCTCTCGTCAAAAGAGCTGCGAAGCTCTGGAGGCGAGATTGGGCGAACGTAGATATTCTACCGCCAGGCTCCCGAGGAGGGAGAATGGTAGCAGTTCGGAGGGCAAAAGAAGCTCTCCAAGTGCTAGTAATCGGAGGATATCTGAGAAGAGTACCTTCATATTTGGAGCTACAAGAGGCATTGCGAGATTGATTTCCGTTCCGAAGAATTCTACTTCGAGACGGACTATTACCGTTGAGCCCCTACTGAATCAATTCGTTCAGCAAGGACTTAACACTCTACTCAGAACTAGTATCTCTGAATGTAGAGTCTTGGGTAACATTCTCGCTTTAACCAAACAAGGACTCAACCAAAAGTTGGCCTTGGAAGGTTCCCTCTACGACAACTGGGCAACCATCGACTTGAAGTCTGCTTCCGACCTCTTGAGTGTTAAACTCGTAGAGTCCGTTTTCAGACATAACGCTCATTTTAGAGAGCGCATGATGGAGTGCCGTTCTCCCCTGGTCGAATGTAAGCAACAGCCTACATTAGATCTTGGGAAATTTGCCGGAATGGGTAACGCTTTAACATTTCCAGTCCAGAGTGTCTGCTTTGCGGTAATCTGCTTAGCAGCAATTATGGATCAGGAAGGCACTTTGCCGACCTACTGGAGACTAAAGCGCGCCTCTCGTCATATCCGCGTATACGGCGATGATATCATCGTCGCGAAGCGGTATGCACACCAGTGTGTGGCCTGGC